CCAATGCGATGGTAAAATATATAATTGCATTGGTTGCCCTGCGTTCATACCGTCTTTGGGAAACATCTTATATAAATAAACATTACCGCAAGCTTTTAAATATACTTTATATAAAAACAAAATATCCTTCCATGATTGGTTAGGATTAGGTTTATATAATGGCATAGGCATTTCCGTATCTGTTTCATACGCCTTTAACTGTAATTTCTTAATCTCTTTTTTTTGTTGAAAAGTAGTATTTACAGGATACCTTTTTATTTTCTTTAAAGAATCTTCATCTTCTATTTTTTTAACGCAAAAAGGCACGCTTGTAGTTTTAGAAGCCATTTGATTAATAATAGCGTTTACATCAGGATTTTCACCGTAGCCTTTTAACATCAACGTTTCTAAAGTAGGATTATAAGACTGTGTTAAGCCTCCAACTGTTTTATAAATCGTTTCATTAAATAGATTTCTATTTGGATTAGTTAAAACATCCCACGCTATCTGTATTCTATTTTTAGCCATTATAGTGAATTTTATTCAAAGATATAAATTTATTTTTATTAAAATGTAAAAAATGTTTCATTCATTAAATTACGCTCTATCCCGTAACAAGTTAAATCGATATGTTCATCATGTTTTGCGTTTGGAAACATACCCACTTGATGCAAAAATGATTCATTCCAAGCGCCTTTAACTAATAGCACTCTCCCGCTTTCAATATAAGGTGAACACGCTCTTGCATTTTCTATTTTGCTCTGATTTACGAAATTAGATTTTATTTCAGCAATATTTAATTTTGTTTCGTTATAAATCATTTGCTTTATTGACTTACCAGATGCTTTTGGTTCAACTAAAGTCATTGAAACATTAACGCCTGAAGAGCTTATAAAGTTAGGTATAAATTTTAACAACTCTGGCATTTCTAAGTACTTATCTATGCTACTTAATATTACATAGTTATTATTCCATTTAGCGCCAATCTGAAAACCTGAGGGGTCGTTTGCTGTGTTCTTAGTATATGCCCCATCAATAATAAGTTCCCATTTTAAAGCCTGCAATGGTACTTCTGATTTATCTACAATAGTAAACCATTCTTTACGCCACTCACCACCTTCTTCTGGTGATGGTTGTTGCATATATTGACCTGAAAAGTTGTATCTATTTGCCTGTCTAATTTGCTCTAATTCATTAAACGAATGCTTATCTTCCCATAAAGGATTATTATTTTCGTCTAATGCTGGCAAACATAAATGAGTCCATTCTTCACCGCTACCACCACCTAATAAGAAACCGCTTAAATCATCTTCATGAAGTCTTTGCATAATAACAATTATAGGTGTATCCCTATCGTTTACACGTGACCTGATTGTGCTGTTATATCTTTCATTTACTGAATTTCTTTTGACTTCACTTGAAGCGTCATCTGGCTTTAATGGGTCATCAATAAGAATAGCGCCTGAAAACATTTTACTTTCAGCTACACCAGCTCCAAAGCCTGTGATTGCTCCACCGCTTGCAGTAGCATAAACGCCACCTCCGTCTTTATTAAACCATTTCTTTTTACCTTGAGCATCTTTTTTTAACTCCATACCCCAAAGGTTTTGAAACGATTCACTTTCGATATATTCTTTTGTTTGGGAGCTATTGTCTAATGCTAAATCATCTGAATAACTAAGATGAATAAACTTTGAAGATGAGTTTTTAATTAATGACCAAGCAATAAATAACTTAATTGCTAGTTCAGTTTTTCCATAACGAGGAGGCATATTAATAATACCTCTCTTTACCTCGCCATTAAAAACTTTCATTAAAAATTCAGCTATTAAAACAAAATGAGGCGCAATTATAAAGTTGCGCCTATGATTTTCTTTGTAAATATATCGTGCAAAAAACAAAAAATCATTCTCACATTTTACTTTTAATACCTTTTCTTCATTAGTAAGATTTCTCGATATTATCATTTATCTTTTTAATTTCTTCATCTGTAAGTTTACCAGCGTCGATGTTTATTGTTCTTTGGTCAATAACTTGCTTAGGCATTCCGTAACGATATTGCAACCATGTTTTAATAGCATTAGTATCTCCATTCTCTACTTTGTTAGCTAAAGCAATCCAAGCGCTTTCTGGAATCAAAACAGCGTCCATACTTTCAATAAGAGTTATTTCATCTATTTTAGGCTTTCTTCCCGCTCCTGGTCTTGCTCCTCCATTTTTCTTTTCTTCCATTCTGAAAAAAGTTGATTATTCAATTTTTTAAAAAACCCCGCAAGATTAAAAAAACCTACAACGGGGCAAAATTATGAATTACAAATATACAAAAAATTACAATCCGATTAGTTTTTCTGCTGTTTTTGTTAGTTGTGAATTAGTGTAAACTATATTTTCAATAGTCATACAATTTGGCAAAAATAATCTATGTTTTAATTCGTTTTCAATACATATTGTAATGTCTGTTTTAGCTATTAGATTCCATCCCTCAAACAAACATCTTTCTTTTGCTTTTTGGTATTTTAAATGCTCATCAAAACCAATTGTACTTCCTTCGGATTTGTGTAATTTTAACCACGTTTCATAATGAACTGTCTCATCTATAACATTTTTACTCTCATCACAAGTAACAAACATCCATAGTTCTAAAGGTTGTTTTAGGAAGTTGGCGTAGTTTTCTGTTTTAATAAAGCATACTTGAAGATTTATAAGTCCTGTTTCTCTGGTTTTTTTACCAAGTTCCAAAACAAAATCCGTCATTGATATTAAATTTTTCATTTTTATTTTTTATAAGTTAATATTTAAAAAAAACATAGTCGCACACGTTAATACGATTTCGGAATGTCACATACGTTAAATTCCCTATGTTTTAAAATCCGTCCTGCTACTAACAGCGGCTACATTTCAGCAGTCGAAAGTGTAGACGCAGGATGTTAGGTGCAATGCTAAATCAACTTAGAGTATTCAAATAAAATCTCATGTTTTGACATTTTACTACAATCTATACCTACATAATTTAGGGTATAAATAATTGAATTTAATCGTTTGTCTGAAATTTGGTTTTCAACTTCATTAATAAGCATTTGGTATAGCTTGTAATACCTACCATTTATAGATGTGTCAGATACACATTCTTCAATCATTTCTTGTGTTATTTCCATTTTTATTTAAATTTATTAGAAGCACTGCGCCTAACAGCAAGTAAGCAATAGTGCAGAAACATTCTCGGTTAATAATTTAATTTATCGTAAGCACCATCGCTTACTTGCAAACCGTTACAAGCAATACCTGTAACCAGACATAGTTAGAATACAAAATCCTTTTTCAAGTCCGTATTCGCCACCATCGAAAATGTATTCAATATCCCTACTGTATTTACAACCAGTTTCAATGATTGTAAAATTTATTGTATCACCTACTTTAAAGTTTCTATCATTTTTGCGAATTTCCCAAGGCTTTCTTCCCGCGTAATATTCAATTGCGTATTCTTGTTTTATCTTCAATTCGTGAGTAGTACTGCTTGCAACACACGATTGTAGTAATTGGTAAGTTGGCGTAGTTTTCATGTCAAATTGCTGTATATTTTTTACTTAACATAAAATCTGTCATTGATATAAGTTTCATATCTTCTCAAAATTAATTATACATTTCATTCCGTTCTCTTTTGCTTTCAATTGCAAAGCTTCTATTTCTTTCGAGTAGTCTGGTTGTGGTTTTACTCTAACTTTATATTCAGCATCAATCCATCTTCCACAAGCAAAAACCTCATATTGAACTTCCTCCTCCCAACTATCGCAAGCCCTTAAAAATATTTCAGCATCAAATGTTTCGTAAACTTCTGTATTAATTCCAATAAAACTTTCGTCGTGAGTTCCTAATCCAATAGAATTTCCTGCGCAATAATTATTTGTTAAGTACGGAAATAGTTTAAAATTAAATTGCGCATCATTTATTTCACACTTTATCCTATCCTTAATACTTTTAAACTGTTCCTGCGTGCATCTCATTGCTATTTTTCTCATGATATTGTGTTTTTATCGATTGCTAAATTATTTTCAATTAATCCGTAAATGTCAAAGTGCCATTCTAAAAGTTTTTCAATTACATGATATTTGCATTCATAAATATCATTGCATAAAATCCATCTTATACATTCGCTTGAATACAATTCCTCTATAATTTCCTTAGGCACAAACTTTTCACCATTAACCTCAATCTCTTTTGTAATGTCTGAAAGTGAGCGAAGATATAGTTTTATCGTATTCAAATACATTGCGTCATTTAAAACACCATCTATATTCAAAACGTCTAATTTAAAATTAGTTTCGTCTGCTAAATCTCTACATTCTAACCCATAAGGTAAATACCCTGCTAAATGTTTTAATTCTAATCTCATAATTTATTCATTTTAGATTCGTAAATATAATATATTACTGTTGTTTTTAAAGGATAATATTTACAATTATCCATGCTCAAAGATTTAATTTGATTTTCATTATATAAGGCTCTTTTGTCTTAACTTTTTTTAGCCCTATTTTATAAATCTTATTCCTAACTACCTTAACGCTAATATTTAATTGCGTGGCTATCTGGTCTACGTTATAAAGTTTTGTCATCTTTCCAATCTCTTAAACTTTTTTCAAAATCTAGTTCCTCACTAAGTTCCATACCTACTGATATAGCGATGTATAATGCTATACAAAGTACAAAAACAATAAGCGACAATAATAATACTCCGATTAATAAAAATTCGTTATTCATGATGTTGCTTTTTTAATTAGTTCTTCAATTTCATGTGCTGATATTTCAAAATTATTTCCTTTAAACGCTTCCAAAATATCTTCTAACATCTCCAACATATCAGGTGCGCAAGCTATTAATTTTGCGTTGGCTTCGTCTTGCTCTGCATTTGTTATTGTTTTAGCTATAATCCAATTACTAATTCCAAATGTTTCAATCTCAAAATTATTTTTATTTCTAATAAATTTCCACTCCCCTTTTGTTCCTTTAAATTCGCTCATAACTTTAATATTTAAATAAGTTTTTTTGATTCCCACATAATACAAAGGATATATAATCCCAAAGTTTCTCTAATTTTTTCATGATTTCAAAAGGGTTTTTCATAGTTCTACACTCCATTCAATATCACTGTTGTATATAATTTCTCTGAGAGTTTCGTTCTCGTTCTCTAATGAGATTATTTTGCATTCTAAATCATGAAGCTTAGTCATAAGCTCTTCTTCGTACATTGTATATTCATTTTCGTAGTGATTCATACACATTCTATATTCTCCCATCTGTTAGTATCTATATTTACCATTTCCCGGCAACATATGATAGTTATCTAATTGCCCTTGATGCAAAAACGTTAAGGCTTGGTGCATTAAACATACATCATGACTAAACGCTCTTATAACCTTTCTGTAGTTGATTGGAGATGGTACGCATTCTTTCTGTAAGTGCTTAACCACTTCTGCTAATGTCACAACTTTATCAGCTGTAATGCCCATGGCTGTCTCCATTATTTAATAATTAGTAATGTACCTAAACAAGCTCTGATTAAATCGTTCATGTTTGATTTGTTAAGTTCTTTAATTTCTTTTTCTGTAAGTTTGTATGTGTTCATGATGTCCTCCGATTAATTAATGTCTTCTCTTATCTTAAGTATGGCATAAAGCAATAAAAAAGCAAACTAATTAGATAATATTTTAAATTATTTTTATTAGTTTGCTTAAAATGTTACTACTTTCAGGTATTTATTTACTGCCAAAATTATATGTTAGGTAGTAATTCAAAGGCAGTGTCACAACTGTAAAAGCACTAGCCAGTAAGAACTGTCTTAAGTTTGGCATTTCATTTTGTATTATATATAACGTAAAGAAAAAACTCACAAACCAATATAATTTAGATATCACCATGAATGAGAGTTTAGGGTATTTTTTAATTAGGTTCATTTAGTGCATCCTATGCCTAGCTCATCGTAACGGTAAGAATAGTCCGGATGGTCTTGGCCTAAGTAATTACCGTTATCTTTGCGCATACGCTTCCAGAATTCACGGGCTTTACATATATCAAACCCACCCTTAATTATATAGTATGCTCCCAGCTTATCAGCGTTAGCTTCGGCTACAGCCACTTCATCAGCAGAGCGACTGAATTCTGGGTAATACACATGCTTAAGCATCCCATGTGCTACCTCATGCCCTATAATCAATGCCAGCTCATCTTCATTCTGCACGTAGTTTATAATCCCTCTGTAGATGACAACTTTAAACCCGTCGTTATATGCATTCACTATATTAGCGTTAACAATCTGCAACGGGAGAGCGTCTTGTGATTGTCCGGTTTGTGCTATGATTATGTTATATATTTCCTGTACACGGGCATCAGAGATCCCCTCTTTCGATGCTGTATGTGTTGCCACGACTACCACGGATATAGTTAGTAAGCTAAATGCTACAATGGCAATAGTTAAAAGCTTACATATAATTTTTATTATCTTCAAATTCCTGTACTCCCAAAATTTCCCTCACCACGATTAGTGCTGGAACTAAACTCATCTACAACATTAAACTGCGCACGTACCACTGGAACAAACATAAGCTGTGCAAACCTATCGCCAGCGGCTAATTGTGTCACATTATGATTTATGATACACGCTCCGTCCAACATCTTACTATACGTAACTGTATTTCTATTCCAAGCACTGACTATCAGTTCACCTTGGTAGTCCTCATCAATAAGCCCCACAAGGTTAGCCAAGACTAGCCCCTTAGTTCCCAAGCCGCTGCGAGGTATAATAAGCCCGGCATAATTAAAGAAACTAGTAGAATGCTTATCGCTACCAATCCATACAGCCAACCCCGTAGGAATCATTTTAGTTTCCCCGGGGTATATGGTTACATCCTCAGTACACACTAAATCAATAGCTGCTGCTCCATCTGTTTGATAGTCGGGGTAGTCATAGTAACTACCACCAAGCTTATCAACACGATAGAACTCTTTATTCAACACCTTAAGCTCTATTTTCATCTATGCACCCTCTGGGATATACTTCTATCAGCCTCTATATTAGCTGCTATAGTTGCACAACCAATTACACTACAAACCAGCATTGCTATTAGAGCTACTTTCATCAATTTCCTCTAGCTGAAGTATTTTAGCAAAGCGTTCCCAAGCATTGGCTGGACGCTGTGGCAAGTCTTTAAAGTGTACGTGCGTTCCACGTCCTTTGAACATAGACCAAAATACATCTAATTCACGTTCCCAGTATGCTCTATCACCTGTTTCCCCTGTTTTGCTCATATATATTGTCATTCTAACACCCCTAGTGAGTCAAGATATAAGTTTTGTTTCGTAATTTCTAACAGCCCCATTGCTTGTGCTACACAGTCCCCTATCAACACTTCTTGCATATTCCCATCTTCTGTCAGACACGTTATAATCATAACAACAGGCTGTGCATTTTTTCTGCGGTCATCTAGTCCAGATAGGTGCTTCGTAATTAATTCTTGATAGGTTGGATATGCAGCTTCTACCTGTTCATTCACTACTTTTGTGAGTTTTACTACTTTTTTATCGTCTGTCATTATTTGTCCTCCGGATGTATTAGTCCTCGTTTACTACGAGTATAGGCCATAAGTGCACGACTTGCAAGGTGTAGTAAATGATCTAACCCACTCTCTGCGTCAAGTCGTTGATTTGCAAAGCTTTGTGCTAAGTGCCTGAACATTGATGCATGCATGTCTTTATGGCTAGATTTCTTACCGTCAACATTAAGCCAGTTAGCATTCCCATGCTTCTTAGCTCCCATCTTCAACACTTTTAAAAAGTCTAAGAACTCAGGCTCCATATAATTATATAAATCATCTGGGTCTTTAGTGTCGATGTATGTATCAACTATGGTGGGCTGGTACACACCGTTAATGTAGCATTCATAGTCAGCTATTGATAGATTACGTATCTCGTACATCTTAAGGTCTTCACTTTGAGCTACTAGCTCATCAAGAGACTGCTCTGCTAGCAGTTGAGCCTCTCTTTGTTTATCATAATGACTCATCTTACCCCCTATTCCCAATAATACTTGTTTTACCCGGAGTTGCGTGTCTACAATACTTCTGTACTCCAAGTGCACAAGCGTGACCGAACCCCAGCTGGTAAGCTAACTACTTTAACGAAATCAACTGACGTTGATAGTTTTGTCAGCACAGCAAGAGCGTTGTTATCTACTGAAAGCCTTTTATTATCTATTTGTGACCCGTCCCCCATTACTACTATCTTAGTATTCTCCCCGGCTCTTGTCAATATAACTTTCATTTGCTGCACTGATATATTTTGGGCCTCATCAACAATAAGATATCTATTATTAAGACTACGCCCGCGCATGTGCTGCATTGCTAGTATCTTAAGCTTTGACACTACAAAAGATTCTGTCTGCTTAGAGTCGCCAATTAAATACTCAAGATTGTCTAGCATACCCCCTACCCATGGCAACATCTTCTCATCCACTGTACCCGGAAGGAATCCCATATCATCACCGACAGACACTGGAGCACGTGTGAACATTATCTCTTTGTATTGCTTGCTCTCTAGTACGTGCTCTAAACCTGCCGCTAATGCTAGTAATGTTTTACCGGAACCAGCAACTCCCTCTAACACTACTAAATCAATAGAGCAATCTAATAAGGCTTTGATGGCCTCGTCTTGCTCCGCATTCTTACCCTTTACACCATATGCTTTAGCCATTATAAGCCCTTATTTAGAGTAGCGTTCTTTTAAGTAGTCTAGGGATACCAGCATCGGGTCGAAGCTTCCGTCGCGGACATCGTGAAGCATTACTACGCCTCGCCAATGATGATTGCCCTGATACCCCTTGTAACTCTCATCGTGGAGGTAACAATTGTGGTGTGGGTAACCCTCTACAATCATTGTGCCAGCATCAATATCAATTTCAACAATTTCCATGTCCCCTAATAACACCTTAGATACCACCGTATCCACCTGAGAATCTGAGGTCTGCATTTTACCTAAGTGTTCCGGTATGAATTTAGAAAGAAGTCTAGTAGGCCTAATACTGCCCAAAACTGAAGCTATACCCCTTAAACCTCCTTTGATGCGTAAAGAAACGACATCCTTACGATTATCGCCACTAGTAATATTACCTAAACCTACTAATGACAATAACTTTTCTTTTAGTTTCTCAAGTACCGGACCAGATTTCTGTGAGATGGATAGCTGGCCTACTACTCCAGCACTTGTTTCTCTGGTGTAATAACAACCCTCACCATCGTACATACCTGCTAGCCAACCTCCGTCATAACTTGCATCTGTTTCCCATTCATCTAAAACTTTCGGGATCCTAGTGCCGCTCCTTAGTTGTGACGTAGTTTTCCAAATTAATGACGACCCTAGTTTAGTCAACCATAGATGATCCTCTGTTACTTTAAACTTCTTACCACTAAGTAAAGTTACTTCATACACTGGCTTGGTTTCCCTTTTCACAGCATTAACTGTTCCAGTCTTAAATCTCCTAGATCTTCCGGGGCTGTCATGGCGTGTCTCATCAAAGCTTGTTAATTTATCCCCTACTTTAACATCCCCTAATTCAACATACCGCAAATCAGCAGTAAGTACTTTATGATCAGGTGTCAAGCATGCACCAGCAACAATGCACCACTGCTGTTTACCACTTACGGTAAACCTCGTAGCTACATCAAGCGTTTGTTTGTGGCCTACACAGAAAGACTGCCCTACTTTTGTCAGCTGAGTGATGGCAGTTCCTGCGTACGGCTTGCCAGACATTGGATTAGCTAAATAGTGTACATACAAAACACCATCTATAACTACAGGCTTAAGGAAATCATGAACTTCCCAATCACCATAGGGTAAGTCGTCGTAACTAACTACACCATCAAGTTCCGGGTTATCGTTGCACACTCTAGCTATACGCTCTTCGTGGTTACCCAATGTCATGACCATCCTAGGCTTATATTGCTTATGCTTTGTAGCTCTAGCCTTTTCGTTGTATTCGCGCATAGGACCTAACAGTAAGTCCATGGCCTCTTTAGCTGCTTTTATATCAGCTTTATATCTACGCCCCTCGAAGCTTTTCTTCCCCTTGTCGTAGCTGCTCAGCGATTCCATATCTGCGAAATCTCCAATACAAACAATGACATCTGGTTGTTTATGTACTATATACTCACCAATCCACTTACAGTGACTGAGGTCAACTCCCGGCTTGGCTTGGATATCTGGAATGAAAAGATGTTTAACACTCATATATAGCCCCATCTAGTAAGGTTTCTTCCACTAAGTCTATTGTCATGACCACATCCTCTCTATATGTTTATTTAAATAGTCCCACGCATAAGCTTTCCGTGCTTTTACAATAGCGTTCTCTTTATCGTAGGCTACTTTTATCATTTTGTCAAGGAGCTGTTTATTTCCCAGATATTTTAAAGTGAATCTACCACCTTCTACACTGTATTTCATCTTTGAACGTAAGTAAGTGTGTGTAGGATATTCATACTCCCCATATGCCTGTTCTATAAGCCCAGCAGAATGCATTGCTTGTCTGTATCTCTTCTCCTTATTCACATGAAACTGGTCGGCTAGTTGGTCTTTAGCATGCTCACGTAATAATTTAACTAGTACAT